GGGTCGGCTATGTTCTGAATGCCGTAATCCTCAAATAAATCATCTGAAATGATGAGAGCCTTTTCTAATGACGTTTCGAGTTCTGAAAGTTTGTTTGATATTTCTATTCTATTCATGTTTGACCTCCTTTTTGTAGTTTGTTTGCTTGTTATGGTTATATATTACTAGATATAGTACGGAAATACAATGGCAAATATTACTAAAGATAGTACACAATAATTGTATGACATTACTAGATATAGTACGAAAACAACAAAAATTAAATTGTTCTTGACATAGTACGAGTGAATGTTTTAAAATTAGTACGAATCACGAAGGAGGTGCAAAGATGGCACAAGGACGCATTTCTTTTGGCAAACTTGACGCATTACTTATAGAACGCGGTAAAAAGTGGCAGTATTTACGCGATTCCGGGATAAGTCCAGGGATTGTGGCAAAATTGAAAAATGGGACTGGACATACGGACACACGGACGATAGAGAGAGTATGCGAGATATTAGACTGCCAGCCGGGCGATATAATGGAGTACAAGCCGAAGGCGGAGGGAGAGCCACTGGAAAAATTAAACAGAGTTAGCCGAGAAAGTAGCAAGTAGGGCATTGATGAAGCGAATTTATTTCGTTTTGTCTGTGCCCTATTTTTTTACTTTGGCGACTCTCTAAAAGAAAGTGAACAAACTCGGAAACGAGTAAAAATATTAACCCAAAAAGAGAAAAGGAGAAATGAACATGAACGAACTTATTAAAATTAACTACGAGACAGAGAAACAGACGGTATCAGCAAGGGAATTACACGAGCGGTTGAAGATAGAAACGCCGTTTAAAAAGTGGATTGACCGCATGATTGAGTATGGTTTTGAGCAGGGGAAAGACTTTTGGACAAAAATGTCTGAAAGTACCGGCGGGAGACCATCGACCGAATATGATATTACTATTGATATGGCAAAAGAAATCTGCATGATTCAGAGAACCCCGGAGGGGAGACAGTGCCGCCAGTACCTGATAGACCTTGAAAAGGCATGGAATACCCCGGAGCAGGTTTTTGCAAGAGCGTTGAAGATGGCAGAAAAGACCATTGAAAGCCTAAAGAGCAGTAACGCAGCACTGGAGGAGAACGTGGAGCGTATGCGACCGAAAGAGATATTTGCGGACGCTGTAGACGTGTCAAAAAATTCTATACTTGTAGGCGCACTGGCGAAGATTCTGAAGCAGAACGGCTTGGACATAGGGCAGAACCGGTTTTTTGAAGCATTGCGTAATGAAGGGTACTTGATAAAGAGAAAAGGCACCGATTACAATATGCCGACACAGCGAGCTATGGAGATGGGACTCTTTGAGATAAAGGAGCGCACGATCAACAACCCGGACGGAACAACGCGGATAACCAAGACCACGCTTGTTACCGGAAAAGGGCAGATTTATTTTATAAATAAGTTTTTAGGCGCAGAACCGGCGTAGTTATACCTACGGAGGCGGCGGAATATCAACGAGCTTTCTCGCATATTAGACAGGTGAATTATAGAATTATAGGGCAACAAGTAACGGTTTCTTGTTGCCCTATTTTGGAGTACATTTGACAAATGACAGTTATTTGCGGCTGCTCAATGCTGACACTATGTTTTTAATTTCTTTTTCGCTTATAAAGCCTGACTGTACGTGTATAGGTTCAATCATGCCATCACCTAAGTAAAGCATGTCGCCTTTGCCTACCAGCTTTTCGGCACCGCTACGGTCTAGCACAATACGGCTGTCTATGTTGCTGTTGACCTTCAGGCACGCCTTAACAGGAATGTTTGACTTAATCAATCCGGTAACAACGGTTCTGTCGGGTCTCTGCGTGGCAACTACAAGGTGGATGCCACAAGCCCTTGCTTTCTGTGCAAGACGTGCAATTGAAGTCTCCACTTTCTTCTTTGATGTCAATATGAGTTCTGCCAGCTCATCAATGAATACAACCACATGCTTCATGGGCTTGTCGGTGTGAAATTTATTGTAGCTGTCAATGTCCCTGTATCCGACCCTTGAAAGGAGTAAATAACGCCTGTCCATTTCGCTACAGAGGCTGTTTAACAGGTCAATCGCTCCCTGTGGGGTTGATACGACCTTACAATTCCTCAATGCGCCATATATTGGAAACTCAGCCATTTTCGGGTCCACAAGGTATAACTGCAGATTCTTTGTGTTGTGATTAATCAACAGTGATACAATTAACTGGTGCATGAATATTGATTTACCGCTTCCGGTAGTACCTGCAACGAGCATATGGGGCATTTTGGAAACGTCCGCAAGTACGTTTGTATAGTCCATCTGTTTGCCGATTGCAACCGTAAGCCTCTTAGAGTTGTAATACTCGTCGCATCTCAATATGTCCGCAGCATGGATTGTATTGTCAGGCGCTCCCGGAACTTCAAGAACGACGTAGCCGTTATCAAGGAATAATCGTATACTGTTGCCAAACAGCACCTGGAACAGCTTTTCACTTTTCAGCAGCTTTTCATAATCGGTCAGCAGGGACGGTTTCAAATAGTATTGGTAATTTATGCCGCCTATGCACTTGTCACAAACAACATTCATTCTGAGCGTTTCAACAACGCTTTTTATCTTGTCAAAGTCCTCATCGTTGGCACGTGTGGCGTAAGAGATGGTATAGCTCATGTTACGTTCAATTATATCCTTTGTACTCATTGGAGCCGAAGCCCTGTTTTTAAATAATCCAAACATTTTTAATACCTCGTTTCTTCTTATTATTTTTATTGTTATTGGTTTGTTGTAAAATCATTGATTCTCTCAATGGCTCAATCGTTCATCATGTTACATATTTTGGAATTAAGTTTCTGCAATTCCTTTTTTCTTGGTGCAGGTGTCCGCATCGGGACACCCACAACAAGGAATACTTTTTCCGCATATTTCAATCATGCAATTTTTACCCCCTTTAAAAATTCGCTTGGGTCGCTCTTGAAGATAAAGCTGTGTGTAAATTTGCTATAATAGCCGCCGTTCTGCTTAAAAAGGTTGTTCAGCAGCATGTAATTATCACGGCTCAAAGTTACTAAACATTTCACAAGATAGATTTTTTCATGAGTCTTGGTGTGCTCGCTTTCCTCAACCGTGAAATTGCTTTCGCCCTGTTCGATTGCGGGCTGTTCCTGTGTCTGCTCCTGCTGTGTGGCTTTTGGTCTTGTTTCCTGTTTGCTAATCCTTGCCACCTTTGGGACATAAGCGCAATGACTGTATTTTAAACCTAAAAAGTAAAAATGTACGTTAAAATAATCTGTCATGCTGTCAATATCTTCGTAATTGTAAGAATTAACAAAGTCCTCTACATCAGCAATAACCGCCTGAAAGTATTCGGCTTTAATCCCGAAAAAGCTAGGGTTGCTTTCACATGCTTTGGTGTATTGCTCTAATAGTTCGTCATCTGTCCAACTATCGCCCAAATAGTCATTACGGCTCAATTTCCTGACAAGTTCGCTTATTTCATTTTTGTACACTTCATAATGGCGAGTTGTTCCGTCGTCTTTTGTATAACTATGTGTTTCATTTAGTCCCTCATTCCTTAAATCGTCAGCGGTTTTATACATCTTTTCGGGGAACTCCAACAAGTCAACAGTCAATTCCTGGCACATGCTGGCGTAGTGGGTTCTTACACTGAATTTACAAGTGGGGTACTTTTCTTTTGTGTAATTCTTGACTATCTTTGAAATCTGCTTTAGTGACATACTGCTATCATATCTTGAACCCTCCCAGCCTGTCTGACTGTAGAAAGTTCTCTTTGTGCTTTGAGCTGTTTCCGTCTTTTCTTCCTCTGTCAAAGTGTTGTCTTTTGCTGCCCTGTCTTTCCAAATCTTGAACAGTGCATCATATTCGGCGTTTATTTCCTGCATAACCTCAAGGTTGCCGCCGTTGTCAGGGTGGTTCGCCTTTAACAAATCCCTGTACTTTGTTTTTAAATCGTTGTAAGATGTGATATTTCTTAAATACTTAGCCATTGTTTACCCTCCTATTATTATATGGTTTAAGCGATACCCTGTAAAGACACCCCGAAGGGGGAGCGTATCGGATTAATGTTTTTTGAAATAGTACCAATTGATGAACATGCAATATAAGTTTAAAAATATATCCTTTACCGGCTCGGCGTTGTGTTTCTTCTGTTCTGTTTCATAAAATATTTTGTTCATGGTTGTTTCCTCTCTTTCCTTAACTAAACAGTTTATTTACTTAATTATCAAATTAAGTATAGTGTAAATAATTATAACTGTCAAGTGATTTTAATTAACTTTTAGATTAAGTTTTGCGTTGACTTTGAATTGTTTATCTGATATGCTGACGCTAGGAGGTGAAACCATGGTAGCCAATCAGATAAAAAGCCTACTTGCGTTTAAAAACAGCAGTGCCGCCGAACTAGCGGAAAAACTAAATTGCAGCCAAGCGAATATTTCCCAAAAATTCAAGCGTGACAACTTCAGCGAAAAGGAAATGAAAGAAATTGCGGAAGCTACCGGCACTGATTTAAAAATTTCTTTTATTGACCGTGAAACTGGAAAAGAGTTTTGACGGTACAGGGTTAACAAGTTACATTGAACTGTTCGCCGTTCCTGCGTTTTCCTCCAGGGATTAACACAAGCTTTAATATAGTGCTTTTATGGGTTCCGTCTTAATAAGTGTGCTTTAATCGGCTTTTATGTCCTATTGGTAATAGTGGTTAAAGCCTTTTAAAGTATTTGCTTTTGGGGTATACCCAAGCAACTATATTAAATTGTGTGTAGCGTGTCGGCGGTTCGGGTGATTTCCTTTACTGCCTTGCTATGGTTATATAATATCACTTTTAAAAGTGATAGTCAAGACCTTTTATCACTTTTTTAAGAAATATTTTATTGACTTTAAAAAACTACAACCATATAATGAAATTATGAAAGGAAGTGAGAGCATTTGATTAAGTACAAAATTAATGTTGCAGACGCTCTAAATCGTATTAATTTCAACACATACAAGGCGAAAACAAGCGGATTACTAAGCCAAGACACATTAAAAAAGATAAAAAATGAAGATACTAGCATATCTTTACAAAGTCTAAATAATCTATGTGTAATACTAGACATGGAGTTAAAAGATGTAATTACTTTTGAGATGACGGAGGAAGAAAAAGAAAAAAGAAAGAATATGTAAATATAACTTTACAAAGTAATAAAATATGATATAATTGTATTATCAGATAGGGCAAGATATTTGATAATACAAGGAAAGGAGGATTATGGACGACATGGCAATTAGTGAAAAGGAATTAAAATTATTGATGAACTTTATAAAAGACGATTTAACAGAAGCCAAAGAGAGTAAGGAACTAGAAACGAAAGATAACAAGATTGACAAGGTACTAGCCCACATACAGCAATACTTAGAGGATTAAACCAAAGAGGGGGTGGAGAGCAGGAAGGCAGAAAAAAATTATATTGAAATAGGCTTTGGATTATGTTAGTATGATGTAAAGAGCAGTACCGTAGACGGTCCGCCTGATTTATAGTTTCAAGTTATAAAAATAACCGCAACTTCTCAGGGTCAGCGGTTATTTTTATGTTTATTTATCTTTACGCCCCATTGCATAGCCCAACGCAAACATTGATGCGCACAGACCTAATACAGCAATGAAGCCTTCCAAAGTCAACATATGTAGCCTTTCCTTGTATTTCCCACTCGTGCATGGTGCATCACTCCCTTATGAATGGAAGCTCTGGAGAAGAAACTCCGCAAAGGCGAACCGCCTACCGTTTTTGGTACTGCCTAACGCAAGTATAACATATATGGGATAAAAAAGCAACATTGTGCAAGTATAAAATAAATTGCACATTTTGTATAGTTGCACAAGTGTATAAAGTGCCAAAAAATAGGGGGTTTACATACTGATGCAAATATATAAACATATGCAGGGAATGAAAACGCCGTCCAAAAATACACTTGCATAATGTAAAAAAGTATGATATATAATAAATAGATGTTAAGCACAAGAAGAGAGAGGTGAGCAGATGCCAAGACCGACACGGGAAGACGGGCGCAGAGCTCGAACCGTTGCAAATAACAAATATAATGCGGCTAATTATGACCGGATAAACCTAGTTGTAAAAAAAGGTGAAAAGGAAAAGATAAAAGCGCAGGCGGAGCGGAGCGGGGAAAGCGTGAACGGCTTTCTTAATCGGATGCTAGCCGCTGAGGTTCCCGGATTTGAACCGGTAGAAACAAAATAATATAGTTGGTCGAAAAAAGTAGAAAGTAGGACAGAGACAAGCGGAAATATATCCGTTTGCCAATGTCCTTTTATTTTTGCCATAGAAAGAGAGGAGGCGGAGAGATGGCAGAGAAGAAAGAAACAGCCGCCAGGGATAAAAACGGAGTTAGAAAACAGAATTATAAACGATTTCAGGAAGGAAAAGACTACGAACCGACAGAGGCGGAGACAACAAGCGCTCTTTGTGATATGTTCCGGCGCGGGTTTCTTGGAGCAGAGGAAACGGAGGAAGGCGGAGAGGTACAAAGAAAGCCAGGACGCCCGCCAAAGTATGAGACGGTAGAAGCGTTTGTTGATGTGGTAACTCGGTACATAGATTATATAGAAGATAAAGCCAAAGAGGGTGTGCGCTTGATCCCTGATATAGAGGGCTTTTGTTCGTTTGCGGGTATTTCTAGAGAAACGTTAAACGAGTGGGAGAAAACCCGCCCAGGCGCATATTCTGACACAATAAAAAGCTTCAAAACAAGCGTTGCAGCATACAAGAAACAACTTGCAATGTCTGGGAAGATACCGCCGATCGTCTTTGCAACTGACTTTAACAACAACCATGGGTACACACAACAGAATAAGCAAGAAATACAGATCACAAGGAAGCTGGAGGGGCTGCCGGATCGCTCCGACATAGTGCGGAGGCTGCCACCAAAAGCCGCTGGATCCGTGATAGATTCCGACATTGATATAAATTTGAATGATGAGCCGTAAAACCTTATTCATAAGGTTTGACAGGACAGCCGCCGGACAGGTGCGCACCCTGGGGTGGGGGTGTAGTTCGGAGCTCAGGAAGGACAACTCAGCCCTCAGAGTAATTTCGGAAATAAAAAGCCCTTTTTGTGGAGGAATCGTGCATGGAGAAAAAGAGTTATATAGGTCAAAAGAAAAATTTCCTCACGGTAATAGGAGAGGAACACGACAAAAAAGGAAGATTATACCTCGTGTGCAGATGTGATTGCAACAATGTAAAAAGGATGCAGTATCAGCACTGGAAAAATGGGAGCATAAAGAGTTGCGGGTGTATGAGGTTAAAGTTATTGCACAATGCCACATGCAAACCGGATAGCATATACAAAGAACGATTACACACAATATGGTCTCACATGAAGCAGAGATGCTACAACCCAAAATCAGACAATTATTATTTGTACGGTGGTAGAGGAATTAGAATATGTGATGAGTGGAAAAACAGCTATGAGAGCTTCCGTGAATGGGCATTATCGAATGGTTACGCAGATAATCTAACGATAGATAGAATCAACCCTAACGGAAATTACGAACCGTCAAACTGCCGATGGGCTACGGCAGAAGCCCAATCCAGTAATCGGAGAGATTCATCAGAATGGAAAACCCCTAAAAATGCTGCATTCGTACAATATAACGGAGAAATGGTACGCATGAAAGACCTATGCAAAGAACATGGAATATCGGTTCCAACATTCAAATATAGGATTGAGAAAATGGGATTAAGTGTAGCAGATGCTCTAAAAAAGAAACTGTCTGATTGAAAATTGTAAATATATATTTACAAAAATCAACCAAACAATTTAAACGTGGGGCGAAAACAGCGGTTTCAAAATTCTCCGGGAATAAAAAAGGGTATTGTGCAAGTATGTAAACCCCGTAAATTTTGACACTTTGCATACTGACGCAATGATAGATACGGCAATATAAGGATGGAAAATAAAGATAAGAGCCATTTCCTTATGTCAAAAACGATGATCGCGGATGCCTAACGGAATGGAGGAACGGAATGATTCAAATTCTAAAATCTGTACAGTATTATGACGACAATGATGATTTGTATAATGAGTTCAATGTGACGTTTGAATACAAGGATAGGAAGTTTGTAGTTACACACATGGTAGCGAACAGCGGTGCATGGAATAAGAAAATTATAGGATATGAGCTAGATGATTTTGCAAGGCTTTATGGCGGTGGCGCAATACTAATAGACTTTGATGGCACAGATTTTTCCGAGGACGAGCTGATAGAAGCTGCTGAAATACTCATGGAAAGCAAAGAGGACGAATTGTGTTTCTACGATGAGGACAAAATTGAGGATAGAGAATTTCAAAAATTCCAAAATCGGCGGAGGCTTACGCCTCAAAAGGAGAATGACAATGCCAAATATTCTATTTCTCACAGCAACATGGAACAATACCAAAGAGTTCTTGGATAGGGTGGAGAGACACATTATCGCAAGCGGAAAGCCATATATGCGTTTTGAGCGAGACGGAATTATAACCACCAATAATGCCACACTGTTTGTTAAGAGCATGAATGACAATATGTTCGGTGCGTTGCCGAGGATTGACTACTATGCAAGTGGGGTAGATTTACCGTGTATGACTGATGTTCAATATGACATATTCAGGAATTGCATATCAATCAAATTCTCAGAGAGCGTTTTGATGTTGTCTGAGACAGAGGTTATGAGATTTCTGACAGGGGAGATAACATGATACTGAAAGATTCACAGAAAAAGAAATTGAGAGACGCAGGAATATGGATTGACTATTACACCGGTCATGCTCGGATATGCGGATGGCAGTTCAAGTCAAACAATTTTCTGAAAATGCACGAGTTTCCAACGAGGAGGAAAAGAGATGTTAAAACAAGCACAGCTATATAGTGAACAACTGCAAGAGGAAAATATAAAGACATGGTACAAACTGGAATATATGTACTGGAATGGAGGTACAGGAGATTGCAATATCAATTTGCCGGACAACAATTATGAGAAACATTGTTTTGTTTCGGTGGACGAAAACGATAATGTTATCGGCTATATATCATACTATGTAAATTGGTCGTCCATGTCAGCAGATAGTTTCGGAGCGATTAGCTTTGACAAAGGAAACATAATGTTTGCAAAGGACTTGTACCAAGCAATATGCGACATATTTGAAAAATACCACATGAACAGAATCCAGTGGTGTTGTTTTGCAGATAATCCGGCAATCAGAGGGTATAGAAACTTCATCAAGAAGCATGGTGGCATAGAATGTGGACATTATAGGGAAGTTGCGAAGCTGATAGACGGAAAACTACATGATTCTGTGCAGTTTGAGATATTGGCGTGTGAGTTTAAGAAGTAGTGAGGTGGGAGCCAATGAAAGAACTTTGTTCATGGATATGGGGAAACCAGTTTGTCAGAGGTTGCGTAGTGACCGTACTTGTGATTCTGATAGGTGCGTTCCTGTGGGAGTGCGGCTATGAGGCGGCATTATACGATTACGGCATTAAAACTGAGACCGTGCAGTAAGTAAAAACTTGCAACCCCGAAATTTCCCCAAAAATAAAAAGACAGTCAAAACAATAATTGCGCAAGTATAGAAACGAGGTGTAGCATGGGAAACAACACAAAGGACGATTGACACGTTGGTTAACAAGTACCACAAGTTGAGGGAAATACATAGATTGGTATAGGAGATAGGGATATGGTAAATATATTGTATTTAACAAGCAATACCGACCAATGTAAGGAATTTTTATATTGGATATTAAACAAAATTGAAAGAGATAATGTTTTAGCCAAATACAACAAAGAAAATAGGACAATACAGACTAAATACGCCACACTCTACGTTAGACATATTAGTGAGGATTTGTTTGATACCTTGCCATTTACGGATTACGTCATGGCTAAGATTGATTTCAAAGGACTTTCAATTGAACAAATGACTAGGATAATAGACAAACTGAAAATTCTAAGAGAGGTTTATCCTGAAATAAATATACAAGAGCTAAAGCGTGAAAAGGACATCTACACAATATTAGCCAAAGGTGTATCAGAATACCAAAGGCAGTGCATTAATAGGAAAATAGAGGAGTACTTAGATGAGTGTCGAGGAAAAATCTCTAAATAAGCAAGCAAAAATAAAAACGGAATAAGTGAGGTGCAAAGCATGAGCGTGTTATCAGTTGGTATTATTATCATAGCGACAATATTTGTAGTGGTGCTGTTCATGGGTATAATCGTAGTGGCTGTGGAGTGTTTTATATCCCTACATAACGAAAAGAATGATTACAGGCGTTGGAATGATAACGATGATAGGAGGTTATTTTAAATGGGAATTACATAAGGGTAAATTATGCGGCAGGAAATATCCTGATGTGGAGCAGAAATATCGCTTTGAGCTGTTACAAGATACAGAAAATTAAGGAGGTATACATGAAAGCACGATTTTTACAATCCGTTGTAGTGAATGACGGAAAATACCGAATGACGATAAGGCGTGGAGAGGAACTTGCAGCCACAGACCAGGGAGATTGCTACGAACTGAGGAAACGCAATGGTTGGGGAACTATGGCACCAAAAGAGGCTGAGGGAACCATTTATGAGATTGTGGAGGACAGGGAACATGGATAATAATATTAAGAGCATAGCGGTAGACACTGGAACGGAACCTTGCGATGTTGATGTTGGGGCGCTGCATGAAACACTGTTGCAGCTTCCGGCAGAGAAATACATTGAGTTATACAGACGGATGCAGAAAACTATGGAACTAGGAGGGATGAAACGTGACGCAAGATAAGGAACCTATGATTGTATGTCCACATGAGAAAGGCGGCTATGTAGTACGACCTATGAGTTGGGCCGGTATATGGACTGAGGATGGAAAACTTAAATCGACCTGCAGATTCACGGCATTATTCGCAGAAAAAGCAAATGCGGAGGAATACTGCCGTATATGCAATGACATTTCTATGTTTTCAATTCTCTCTTTGAGAGAGGAATTACTGAAACACGGTGCTATATGGGACGCTTTTGTGGCGAGTATCGCAAGTGCGTTGAAAGAATATTGCCTGCCATTTTCGCCGGAGGAAGAGGTTGCAGAGAAAGTTATGCAGCGGATTATCGGAGAGGAAGATAACCGGTATCTTGGAACGGAAATGAGTGGCAGTTTTTCGTGCGAGAACACTAAGGCTCTGCAGGAATTCTTTGCAAGTGCCAAGAAAATGATGTCCGCCGTGGATATTACCGGATATTCCGAAAAAATCATCCTGCAAATCTTAGCTAATTTCAACGATAACATTGAGATGCTGGTAACAACAGATGTCGAACATTATGAAATGCTAAAGCGTTTAAGCGGATTTACCTATGTTCCGTATGACAATGATTTACTATTTGGAAAGCCGCTGTTGCTTGACGGAAGTAAGACATTGAAAACGGCAAAGTTTAAGTTCATGAAAAGAGGTGACGAGTAATGACGGTTAGAGATTTGGCAGAGAAGTATAGTTCTGATGGTTCAAAACCAACAATTAGTGTAGTGGATGAAACCGGCACAGTGTGTGAGTTCAACGCTCAGTACGGAGACTTCATCAAAGATGAACTGATGGATCGTGAAGTTTCGGAGTACCGGATTGTGACTGGCTTGTTGCAAAGAACCATTGTTGTAGCACAGTTGACAGAATCAACAGATGGCGAAGGAGGGAATGAAAATGTACGAGAGACAAGTGCCGAAAACGCCAACTGAAATGTTTGAGGAAGAATATTGCCGGTATCGGGAAAAGCAATCTTTAGGGACTCATGTTAATACGCAGAAATCTTTGTATGCAAGATTATATAACAGAGAACCATTTACAGAGGAAATATTAAGAAATATAGGAGGAATCAACATGAATGGAGAAAGATTTATTATGCCGGAGTACATCGACAAGGTAATTATCAGAACTAAGGACGGCAGGGAATTTGAGGGAGAAGTTAAGAGGTCGGAGTACACACCCGGACCATTCGGCAGAGTTGGGTATTCGGATTTGACAGTCAGAACCGAAGCGCCGACAAGAACCGGTCAGTTTGGCATTAAAAACGTGATTTTCAACAATCCTGCAACTATCGTCTTTTGGGATGATGACACACGGACGGTTGTTTACTGCAATGACAACGTTAAGATGGTTAAGAAAGTTGTTGACGGCAAGGAAATTGAGGTTGCAAAACCCATGAAAGCTGAAACGTACTCTGAGGAAGTCGGGCTGGCTATGGCAATCGCAAAGAAACATTACGGAAATTCCGGTGCGTATAACAATATCTTCCGCAAATACATTCCGGGGATGAAAGACCGTGAAAAGGCTGAGAAGAAAGCGAGAAAGGCAGCCAAGAAGGAGGCAAGACATGACAAGTAATGCAGATGACTTCCAAAGGGATATTGATGAACTTATTGCCGAGAACAAACAGTTGAAATCCGAAAAGGAAGAACTAGAGAGCCGCATCGAGAAGCTGAGATGTGAACTTGCAAATTCCGTACACAACATTTCTCTTGCCAAGAGCGAAAGAAAAGATGAGATTAACGAACTCAGAAGTGAGGTATGCGATGCCGGTATGCGGTTAGAGAAAGCCACGACAGAACTGAAACACGTTAAGAAACTGCTCTTTGAGAGAAATCGTAGGTATCAGGAAGATTGCATTACTATAAATCGCCTGAGTACAACCATAGATGTCCTTGCGGAGCGTATGGCGAATAAGGCGTGGAGGAATAGATAGGCCTATGGAAAAATCGCAATCATTTGATTTAAGACTGGAAAAATACTGTGAGTTCTGCCCGGACTTTGAAGCGGATGTTGAGAAAATTGATATTACGGTTATGTCGGATCCGACACAAAAGGTTCTGACAACAATTCGGTGTGAACATTCTGGCAGATGTGAGCGAATTATGGCAAGGGCTAAGGAGATGGCGAATGAAGAGGCAGAGAAAATATAATGTGACCTTTGAAATCCTGAAAACCGGATGCACAAGGACTGTCATGGTAACAACAACGGACAGTCTGAGTGCCGCCCGTATCGTTTATACGAATTTTGGAGGGAAGAAAATCAAGGTTACTTCGGCAAAGGTGGTAAAAGAGAATGAGGTATAGAAAGAAACCGGTAGAGATTGAGGCGATTTTGTGGACTGGGGAAAACCAGAGGGAAATGTTTGACTTCCTGACTGACGGCAAAAAAGTAGACGATTATATGACCGCAAGCGGAGACACTTTCTACATAGACCATAACAAGGTCAAAGGTGGATTGGTTATCAAAACACTTGAGGGAGAACACATTGCCTCTATTGGAGATTACATTATCAGGGGCGTGGCCGGAGAGTTCTACCCATGCAAACCGGAAATATTTGAACAGACTTACGAAGAACTTAAACTGGTAACTTCTGAGGGGACAGAAAGCCGGTGTTCAAAAAAATCTTTCGGACCGATTGAGGTATTTGAGTCTCAGGAAGAATTGAATGAGTGCCTGGAATGGTGGAAACATCGTCTCTATCTTGATGGGTGGATTATCCGGGCAAAGGTTGTTGATGAAATTGTGGATTGCAACGGAGAAGATATGGAAGATGTGGTTGGGCTGAATACCTACAAGTATGAAGTCAGCCAGTCCTACATTCAGATTTTGTCTGAGACATCATTTGAACAGAAAAATCCATATTGTGAGCATATCTGCATGGAAAAGACCTTGGTGCATGAATTGTTGCACTGCATTTACAACTGGCTTGATGGCGGAGAAAGCTATGAGAGCGTGTATCTGATGGCGAAAGAACACCAACAGATTGAACAGATGGCGAAGAGTTTTGTTATGGCAAAATACAATCTCGATTATGACTACTTTGAAAAGAAATAGGAGGGAAATTATGAAATCAAAGAGAACACTTATCATTATTTGCATTGTGGCGGCAGCGGTACTTATGATTGCCGGTATCTTTATAAGCACGAATAACCGTGCAATTTCACTGGAAGAACAGATTTTGTCTGCGGATTCTGACATTCAGACACAGGAGAAACGCCGCACGGACCTTATCTACAATCTGGCAGACTGCGTTATGCAATATGATAAACATGAGGCAGATACGCTTATCAGTGTGGTAGAGGCAAGGAACGAAAACGCTGCTGATATTGAGAATGTGACTACATCCATTGCGGTGGTGGCTGAGGCGTACCCGGAACTGAAATCGAATGAGAACTATAAAGAACTGATGAACGAACTGTCAACTACGGAGAACCTGATTTCTCAATACCGCACTTCTTACAACAATGAGGTCAGGTCATACAATAAGTTCGTGAGAAAGTTCCCAAACAAGCAGATTCTATCCATGACGGGGTATGAAACTATCAACTATACATATCTGGAATACAGCGATGCGGATAGGGAACCCATAAAGAATATGTTCGGAGAATAAGCCTATGAGGAACAGCAGAAAAGTTATCTATTATGGGAATGGGTTCGACATCACTCTCAGAGAGTTGCTTTTCAGTATCGTTATTATTCTTGTCATGATAACGGTCGGATTCTTTCTCAGCGAGAAGATAGCCTCCAAAAGTGATGAGGCGAATCAGGAATACTATCAGGCCATCAAGATAGAGGACGATACGGAACTGTTTAAGTATGGCATGAGAACCGATGTCGGAAACGCATTTATTTCCGGCACGTTGGAGGCGGTTGACCCGGTATCGTATTGTGAACTGGATGGAGAATACGCTTATGTGAAAAAGGTAAAAGAGGAATATACAAAACACACAAGGAGAGTGGCGCACACCAGAACCTTCAACGGAAAGACGGAAACCTATTACACAACCGAAACATATTGGACATGGGACCGGGTTGGCAGCGAGGAAATCCATTGCACAAAGATTTCTTTTTGCGGCGTGGAATTTGATTATGGGATAATAGATTTTCCGTCTACCTATTGTGCCGACACTATTAAGACATCAAGCCATATAAGGTACGAGTATTATGTGTGTGACACTTCTTGTGACGGAACGATATACTGCAGGCTGGGAGATAACACGATAACTGGCGCAAAGTTCATGGATGGCGTAGGCACGGAGGAAGCACTGGAATTGATGTGCAGCAGCGGAACGGTGGCACAGGTCACATTCTGGATATTCTGGATAATCCTTATCGGAGCTGCGGTATTCGGATTTTGCTATATAGACAACAGATGGTTGGAGGACGATTAGGATGTTTATTGTAAATGCGGATAGAAACAGCGTTGTGAATATGGACAACGTGATAAGCGTTTATGTGACCGGAGAAAGAATTTTGGCGGTTACAAAAGTGGATGATATTGTGATTGGATTATATCGAACCGATGAACGTGCGCAAGAGGTGTATGCAGAAATGCTCAAAGAAGCGTTTCCGCCGTTCACATGGGGATTTCAGAACTGCGAGATTACGCCGGAGGAATATCAGGAATTCAGAAACATTGAGAATGGAGTTACCTGTGTAAGCGGGCCTGACGGAAAGATAGAGCGGTATGATTGCGGAGTATATTATATGCCGGAGGAATAAAAACAGATAAACATAAACAGAGCCATTGAGCCGCTACAAAAAGGTGGTGGTTACTTATGGCACCATTGACAAATAAAGGGATAGTCATGCAACTGTTACAGTCTGACTTGTCGGATATATCGGTGCTGACAGACCTTTTGGCAATGGCAATGACAATAGAAACAGAGGATGAGGATAAAGAACTTTCTAAGAAGATTGCCTTAAAGGTGCGGTATCGTGCCTTACAGCAATGTGAAGAAACTGGGCGAGTTGATTTCTATGAGCTGTATAACAATGCTCTGCTTTACTTGGCACAGTCTCACATGGATTTTGATTCATACCTGTTGTATGTAGAGAAAGACAGAGACCCGGAGGACAGGTATTACCAACCTCGAAGAAACAAGATTTACTGGTTGGTACAGCAGATGCAAAGACTGATTGACGATGAGCTTGATATTTTGTCAATCAGTATGCCTCCTGGCACCGGAAAGACCACACTCGGAGAGTTCTTTATATCGTTTGTGATGGGGCATTATCCAAACACGCCGAACCTGATGTCCTCACACTCTGGATTTATGACACGGATGTTCTATGATGCCGTGCTTAATATTATTACAAGCAATGAGTATTGTTGGGCAGATGTATTCCCGGATGTCGTTTTTGAGGGAAACAATGCCAAAGAGGAAACAATCAACCTTGGCAGATGGCAGCCGTTTAAGACCTTAACGTGCCGGCCAATCAGAGGATCCTTGACAGGTGTTACTCGTTGCGAGGGATTTCTGTATGTTGATGACCTTGTATCTGGTATCGAAGAGGCTCTTTCCATTGACCGACTGGATAAGCTGTATGGGGAATACACAACCGACCTTAAATCTCGTAAGAAGAAAAAGGCAAAGGAAATCCACATTGCTACCAGGTGGAGCGTACATGATGTCATAGGCAGACTTGAAAGGCAGTATGAGGGCAACGACCGGGCAATGTTTATTGCGGTTCCTGATATAGACCCTCAGACAGGAAAGAGCAACTTTGATTACGATTATGATGTTGGCTTTGACGAGAAGTATTTTGCGGACATGGAAGCGTCTATGGACGATGTTTCATACCGCTGTCTGTATAAGAGTGATCCGATTGAGCGTGAGGGTATTCTGTATCATCCGTCCGAACTCCGAAGATATGTCGGCGGCTTGCCGGATAAGGACGCGGATTCCATACTTGCAATCTGCGATACCAAGGACACCGGAACGGATTACAACTTCCTCGGAGTATTCTACCAGTATGGGGAGACTTACTATCTGGAGGATGTGGTATTTAAGAACATCGACCCGGCAACACTGGATGAACTCAATGCAAATATGCTTGTCAGACATCATGTGCAGCAGTGCCAGTTTGAATCCAACAAAGAGGGTAGCCGGACCGGTACAAGGGTTGCGGAACTTGTCAAGGAAAAAGGCGGCAGATGCCACATTACCAAGAAGTACACCACACAGAATAAAGAGACAAAGATTATCGTCAATTCATCATGGGTTAAGGAACATGTTGTATTCAAAGACTTTACGGAGTATGACCCGAAGAGCGATTACGGCGTGATGATGTCTTATCTGTGCAGTTACACTCAGCTTGGCAAGAACAAGCACGATGACGCACCGGACGCATTGGCTATGTTCGCACTGTTTGTGGAATCGTTGTTCGGAACAAAGGTAAAGGTAGGCAGTAGAGCAGAACTGGGAATTTAATAAATTTTCTTATGGGAGGCACAACAGAATGGGGCAGTACACTTTCCCAACGAATCTAAGAAAAATCCGCAAAGAACGTGGACTGTCTCAGACTGCGTTGGCAGAAAAGATAGGGGTATCTCAGGCAAGTATATCTTACTATGAACAAAACATTGAATACCCAACGGTAGATAAGATTTATGACTTGGCAAGAGTTTTAAATGTGGAAATAGAAGAACTCATTTCCAAACAATAAAAACTAACCAAAAGAGAACGAAAATAAATAAAATATTAAAAAAAGCTCTATTTTAGTATTGACAGCTCTCTAAAAGAGAGTATAATACAATTCATAAAGAGAGTGACACAAACAGCAAACCATTACAACCAACTGTTAATTGGAAAACGTAGAGTGTCATGTAGGATGTCAAACTTCCCGATTTGACATCCGCCTGGGTGGATATGCCTAGCGGCGAGGGCAAGAGACTGTAAATCTCCCACATTAGAAACATCGGTGGTTCGATTCCACCTCTACCCATTAGGCTTAGCATTGCCTGCTCACAATCGGTTTTGCCGCGGAGAAGTCGAGGACTGACAAAACATGAGAACCCGGTTATGTTAAGAGAGGTTATTCCGGCGAAAAAGAATCTCTCGGCACGCTCGGTTAGTCAAGAGGTAAAGACATCGCCCTTTCACGGCGAGAGCAGGAGTTCGATTCTCCTACCGGGTACTGTGCGGGCAACCGTGAAGATCCCCCGATCTTACACGACTGCCTCGCAAAATCTGCTTAGAGTTATGCTGTCTGCTTGGCCGTCAGACGGTCTATGTCTCAGGTGGAAGTTAAAACATTATTGCAATAGTGCCTACGATAGCATAACTGGAAGTGCCACGGGCGAGTACCGGGGGTAGTTTGGTTCGATTCCAAACCGTAGGACTAGCAGAGTTGTTTGCTATTTTCTTGACCCAAGCTAATGTGGGGAATGAAAACGTCGGTTACAACGGGCGGTTAGAGAAGATCCCACCTTGACTGTTATCAAGGGAAAACTACTCTTGGGATATAGTTCAGTGGGTAGAACGCATGACTGTTAATCATGATGTCACAGGTTCGAGTCCTGTTATCCCAGTTTAAATACGGTGTATCGAAGCAAAATAACCAGATACTTAATGATTTGAGGCTAGGTGCGAAAGCCGAGGGAACGGAATAATAATTTTCCATAGTCGAAGAGATTGCGAGATTAAACGCACGAACAATCAGAACACCGTATTTAAGGTGCATTGCCGTAATGGTAGCGGAGCTGGTTGCTAACCAGTCATGCAGAAATGCATTATAGGTTCGATTCCTATATGCACCGCTATGTGGCAGTATTCCACCGGTGGATGATGTCACAAAATTGGATAGTGGCGGAATAGGTAGACGCTAGATAAGGTTTAGGCAAGGCAGATACATAAGGTGGTAGAAAGGTACTCTCGGTAAACAGTCGGACTCCACACTGCCAATAAGACCATGCGAAGGCTGTAAAATCCTTCTGTCCCAGTTAAGTGGTGCGAGATATACATGGTGTATAGTGCTATGTGTGGTGCAAATCCACACCTATCCAAGATGTCCTGACTTCGGACGTTAAACCAGTTGGGTTTGAGAGATTTCCCGAAAAATGCCATCTATGTGGTATTTAATCAAGATCCATCGGCTGTTCACTTTGTCGTAGTGATGCCGTAAATGGAAAAGTAGCGAGGAACGACATCAGCAAAAATCCAAAAGCAGTCTGAGGGCGAGATTGCATTATTGCGTGGTAGTTTAACGGATAAAACAATAAGCGGTGTCATATGAGTGACACGGACAGCGATTTACTCTTTTTTCTATGCACAAGAAAAGATGATGGTTCGACTCCATCCCACGCAACGCATCGCAAGGGTGAGCGATTAACAAAAAAACTTACGTTCCAGAGGTAAACGTAAACCAATTCCTCATACGCAACGTGCCAAGAAAAGGGGCGTATGTTAAGCGTGAATGTTCTTAATGGCAGAGAACAGTAGTAGGGCAAAGCAGTCTTACAGGAGGAGACTGCATGAGTGAGGTAGCTCAGTTGGTAGAGCACTGAAAAAACAGGGTAATGTATGTAACCCATAACTGAAATCAATTTCAATAGGGCGGCAGCTGTCGTTGGTTCAAGTCCAACCCTCACTCCTCAAGGCGAAAACACGAATGTCCTTATAAATCTATAATATGTGTTACGGTCAGAATAGAGTAACTCAGCTGGATAGAGTACAAACGCGATAGCGAAAAAAGGAATCATGGCAAAATGATTCTATCAGCAACTTTATCTTGGGGTCATTGGTTCGAGTTCAATCTTTATCCTGACTTATGGCGATGTAGTGCAATGGTAGCACGGCAGCACTGTTTAGCGAATGTCATGCCTGTGACATAAACAGCAAACACCACATAAAACAAGTCCAAGCTGCAAATTGATGTTCGATTCCTCACATCGTCTTATGGCCTCGTTTTCTGCAATTGGTAAGCAGAACCGTCATGATAGTGACGAGATGATAAACACAGCAAAAAAATCAATATTGGTTCAAGTCCAATCGAGGCCATTTAGTGGTGCTTACAGCAAATTAAAAAACTTTGGAGCCAAAAATTTTCCCTCTGTTTTAGAGCATCATGTAAGAAAGCGAAGAAATAATATGAGATTGTTAAAATTCCTTACAAAAATTAAAGGATATTGGAGATTGTATAGCGATTATGAATATGACGGAGAAACCATAGAATTTATCTTAGAAACATATGAAAAAGTGCTGTGCAATCGTACAAGAACCATGAGCAAACCGACATATTATCTTCATGATATCTTAAATGAGATTGATCGTTATTATGCAATGGATTATGAAAAGGCTATACGCTTTTTGGAAAGTGAGATTAGAGTTTCCGAGCAGAGAAGAAACACTACAAGTCCAATGTATGACGGAGAAAACGTTGGAACGGAAATAAGCGAGAGGTTGTTAGATAAGCACATCAATTTTTGCAAACATATTTTAGACATTTTGGAATAACCAGAAAGTTAAGCCAGATAGGCATAAAACTTATACATGGGACGCTCACAGCAAACATTTTGGATAAGACTGTTAATCTTAAAACCATAAGCGTCCTGTAGAAATGGAAGTGATTCTTACAGCAACTGATATGGTTAAGCAATCGCCTTAAAGGAACGAAAGAGAAACGGTTCAATTCCGTAAATCGGATCATGTAAAACATAACAACAATTTGATGGTGGCGCTTACAGCAATCAAAAAATCTGGCATTGGAACCTGGTTGAAAAAGCGTCATGGAAAGAGAGGAAAGTATGGGATTTGCAGAGGCAATGAGAGAAGAAAGCAAGTTTACCCGGACAGAAAATGGTGCCGTTGCACTGAATACCACGAGCAATGCACTTCTGGACCTGTTCGGCACGATTGGTTCGCTGAGAAATGCGGACGAAAACAGGATTGAAACCCTGTTCGGAGAGGCTTACAACCAGGATGCGTTGTTTGCAACCAAAATTTTGTTCTATGCAAGGGATATTCGCGGCGGCTTGGGAGAGAGAAAGACTTTCCGCACGTTACTGGTGTATGCCGCAGAACACCACCCGGAGGCGATCAGACCGAACTTAGATCTTATCGGCGTGTTCGGCAGATGGGATGATCTGTATTCACTGATCGGAACGCCTCTGGAATCCGATATGTGGGCTGCAATGAAAAAGCAGTTTGAGGAAGATTTGGCGAACTTTAATGATTGCAATGATATTTCTTTGCTTGCAAAGTGGATCAAGACTGCGGATGCAAGTTCTCCTGCAACAAGGAAGCTCGGCATTCTGACAGCACAGAAACTTGGCTACCCGGTTTACAACTTCAAGCGCATTGTACGCGCCATGAGAAAATATATCGACATTGTAGAGGCGAAAATGTCTGCCGGGAAGTGGGACGAGATTACATACTCTGCAGTTCCGAGCCGGGCAATGATGATTTATCGCAAGGCGTTTATGAGGAATGACGAACAGCGGTTTTCTGATTTCATCAATAAAGCGGAAAAGGGCGAGGTAAAAATCAATGCGTCTACCTTATATCCGTATGACATCGTGGAGAAAGTTCTTTACGGCGGCGAGAGCAGCAAGGTGTTAGAGTCGCAGTGGAAAGCACTGCCTGATTATGTGGAGAAAGGCACAAATGCACTGATTATGGCAGATGTGTCTGGCTCTATGATTGGCAGGCCTATGGCAACCTCCATCGGGCTTGCGATCTACTTCGCAGAGAGAAATACAGGAGCATACCACAATCTGTTTATGACATTCTCCAGTGAGCCGGAAACGGTCGTGCTGAAAGGGGAAACGCTCGGGCAGAAGATTCATAATGTGAGCAAAACAAAGTGGGGAACAAACACAGATTTAAAAGCTGCCTTTGACAGAGTTTTAGAGATTGCAGAGGAAAACCACGTTGCACCGGATGAAACGCCAAAGGCGATCGTTGTCATTTCCGACATGGAGATTGACTACTGCGGAAACAAACAGTGGAGTTTTTATGACAAGATGGCGGCAAAGTTTGAGAAGCACGGCTATGTGATCCCAAACATTATCTTCTGGAACGTGAATAGCCGACACGATGTATTCCATGCGGACAGTAACCGCAAGGGTGTACAGTTGGCAAGCGGACAGTCTGTAACGGTATTCAAACAGGTTCTTGAAAACCTCGGCTACAACCCGGTTGAGGCAATGGAAAAGGTAATCAATTCAGAAAGATATGATTGCATTACTGTTGAATAGGTAATGACAATAATAGCGGTAATCGAAAATGGTTGCCGCTATTATGTTTGGAGGTAGCAAATGGAAAAAGAAAACTACAATGATTGTCAAAAACTGATAAATAGTATAGACCATATAAGCGAAAGTGCGAAAACCCTTTCAGATTCATTAACAGAATACTTTTTAGACGCAAACAGAAAGGCAAAATTTATAACTTATGCTGGAGGAAATAACGTAGAGACGGTTCTGACGGATGATGAAGTGTATAAAGTTGTGGCAATCATTCTCAAAACATATGTAAATAGCATAGCAGAATGTAGAAAAAGTTTGGATGCTATTGTAAAAAATGTGTGTGATTCGATTTATGATGATATAGAAAAATTAGAGGAGTAAGGAGATGCATCATAATGTATTTGGTTCCAATGGAAATGCCAAAACACTGTAATAAGTGTCCTTTTGGACATACTGCATACAATCATTCGTTTGGCAGAGATTATATTGACATGAGAGACGGAGAGATGAATAAAACTGGTACATACGGTTACATCTGCAATATAGAGTTTCAGGATAACCATAAGTACACAAAGGTTATGAGAGCAAACATCGGAGAGGATATTGAAAAACCAGATTGGTGCGGATTAAAGGAGTGTGGGGATGCAAAAGAGGCGTAGACTCACTCAAAATGAACGGAAAACCGTATACAACAAATGCAACGGTCACTGTGCTTACTGTGGTGGCAAACTGCGATATGAGGATATGCAAGTAGATCATGTAGATGCGGTATATCGGCATGAAAAGGAATTAGAGTTAGGAAAGGCAGAATCTGTAAACAACATGGAGAATTATATGCCGTCCTGCCGACAGTGTAACTTCTATAAGTCTACTTTTGAATTGGAAAAATTCAGAGAGCGAATTGCAGAAGTTATGATGAAAAACTTGCAGAAAGATTTTAATTACAGACTGGCACTGAAATATGGGCTGATTAAAGAGAATATAAAGCCGGTAATATTTTACTTTGAAAGGATGGATAAAGAAATGGAAAATTGTGGAAACTGTGAATTTCACAAAATGATGGATAACGGAGAATGGGGATGCAACAACATGGAATCTGATAACTACGGTTGTGAAACGGAGTTTAGTGATTATTGCATAGACCATGAGGAAAGGAAAAGTAATGAGCGATAAAGAAAGACTTGATAAATGGATGGAAGAACATGATACAGATGCAATACTGGCAGACATGGATGAGGAGGAGACATCCGAAGCCACTATGGCATTTACCGAGTTTAGAAGTCATATTACAAATAGATTTCTAAAAGTGGTATAATTATATTATTTTTTAATAAATGATTAAGTTAATAATTATGATGATGTAGAAGAAAAATATAAGTGAGAGTTATATTTTATGAAACGTGTATAAAAAGACTTAAAAAGATATTATAAATATGCTATTCTTGATTTGTGCTTTAATTGGTGTTTTTTCGCTTCTAAATATTTCTCCTTTTTTTGCCGTTGTTTCTAAACGGTATTATGCTGACAAGTATATCAGATACGGCTGTTTATACAGCATGGGAGTCATGTCCCATTGTCAGCTTCTTTTACATACTTTTTGCCTCAGAAGGTAGAATTAAGCCGGGGCGATTTCCGGCAATTATAGCAGATTGGAGCAGTGGTAGCTCGCCTGGTTCATACCCAGGAGGTCATGGGTTCAAATCCCATATCTGCAATTTACTAAAAGAGCAAAACAAGGGGTGCATTTATGGATGGTGTAAATACCGTGAATGTGTACTGCCCGATATGCGCCAAACTCGACAGACGAAAATTACTGTTCAAATGCACCAAAGATTCCGTCGGAACGATACTTGCGTTCTGCAAAGGGTGTAAAACAGAAATCAAAATTGAATTGGGAAAAGAGCCTTTGAGCCGCTAACTGAGAGCAAAATCTCGGTAGCGGCTTTTTTGTTTCCCGGTTCCCTAAAGGGCGGTGAACAAGGATGTATGCGAGCAACAGACCTACAACTGGCAGGCTTATGATTATGACCGATGAAAAGGTCATCACAAAAGAGAATATTGTAAAGGTTGTGTCTAAGGGATTTGCAGACCATCAGCACAATGTCCGGCAGGAGATGTTCTTATTTGACTATGAGAGAGGCATACAGCCTATTCTTGACCGAGAAAAGGATATTCGCCCGGAAATTAATGCTACGGTCGTGGAGAATAATGCCGCAAAGATTGTTGATACTCATGTCGGCTACTGCTTTTCCAATCCGATTACATTTGTGCAGAGGGCAAAGGTAGAACTCGGAAAAGACCAGAAAGTCAAAGACAAAGAGACTGACGGCGATAAGGACGATATGAAAATAGCCGTCCTAAACAAGATGAACCAGGAGCAGAAGAAAAGTACCAAGGATATTCAACTTGCAAGGAACCTCTTTATCTGTGGCGTTGGTTATCAGATGGTATTGCCGAACCGCAAACGCAAGGCATTTTCCCCATTTGAGCTTATGGTCCTTAACCCGTTCACATCGTTTGTTATTTATTCCAATGACGCTTACAGAGAACAAAAGGTTGCAGTTACATATTTCATTCATGATGACGGAACCGTGAGCCTTACGGCATACTCTGAGGATTTTATATTTGAGATTGAACGTGGTGTACAGCCGGACGATTACACACAGAATCCAAAGGTAACGCCAAATGTACTCGGCATGATACCGATTGTGGAATTTTCTTTGAATGACAGAATGGGAATATTTGAAAGAGTAATCCCACTCATGGACGCAATCAACCTAGTAAACTCAGACCGTATCAACGACATTTTGCAGCACGTCCAGAGTTTATTGTGGTTGCATAACTGTGAACTGGATAAAGAAGAAAAACAGAAGTTGGTTGACGGCGATGGTGTCATAATGACACAGAGCAGTGAGGGCAGAGAGGCAAAGATTTCCTACCTTACCCAGACGCTTAACCAGACCGAGGTACAGACCTTAGTAAATTATCTGCAAGAACAGTTGCAGCAGCAGACCTCTACACCGTCATGGCAGGAGGCAAGCGGCGGATCCACAACCGGAGCAATGCAGTTGTCTAACGGTTGGCAGTGTTTAGAGATATACGCAAAGACAGTTGAACAGCTATTTGCTGACCCGGAAATGCAGATTTTGGAAATCGAAACCGCAATCATGAAGAATGACAAAAGGGATTTCGGCGGTCTGGAAGATATAGAGATTGCAGACATTGAAATCCGGTTCTGCCGGACAAAAACCTACGACCTCGTATCAAAGACGAATGCCCTTGTATCGTTGCTTAATGCCGGAGTGGATGGACTTACCGCATTTAACACGGTTGGATTGTTCACTGACAGTCAACAGGCATGGGTTGATTCTGCAAAAACCATTAAGGCTATGCAGAAGAAACTTACGGCGAATGAGGAAACAAAGGTTGTTCAGCAACCGGGGCAAGGTAATGACGCAAATGCCTATAAGGATGATGAGGGCAACGGCGGAGCCAACAACAAGGAAAAGGACAAGTCGGATGAATCATTGCAGCCGTCTAAGGTAGCACAGGTGGAGGATTAAGCCTATGAGTTACACGATAGAAAGTTGGATTGATGAAATGAACATTTTGAAATCCGATAAAATGGCGAGAAAGCGAACTGCAAAAAGCCTTGATAGAAAACTTGGGGATTTCTTCATCCGACAGTTGGCAGATTTGATAGAGGGTGCTTTCCTCTTCTCTGTCAGTTCGGAGAAATATCGTGACGAACTCACGGACATATATATGATGTATTCCGATTCCGCAAATGACGAGTGGATGCAGAATAAATCAAGACGGTTTGCCAATCAGGTACAGGATAGCACAGAGAACGCAGTCAGAGAAGTATCTGGCAAGCCGGAGTTTACACAAGCCGTCCTTTTCGGTATTCCGATGAAGAAATCGGATGTACCCAAAAGGGTCATTGACGCACTATCACAGGATAGGGCAACAAGAATAGCCATGAATGAGGCAAATATCATTCACAACTACAAGAGACACATGGAATTGGTTAAAACACAGCTTACCCACACTTGGGATGCAACATTGGACGAAGTAACCAGACCGCACCACTGGGCGGCAGACGGCATGACGGTTCCGGTTGATGAGCCATTTGTTATCGCCGGGGAGAAGATGATGTTTCCCGGAGATGACAGTTTAGGAGCAACAGCCAAGAACCTCATAAACTGCCGATGTGTCGAATTATAAATTTAGAGCCTATGAGCCGATTAAGAGCAATCTTAGTCGGCTTTTATGTTTGGCAAGGAAAAGCCAAAAACCCCGCTAGAGAAAGCGTGAGAACGCAACCCTATATCAGAGAAGATTAAACGCAAACTTGATGACAGAGAAGTCTATAAAACGCAGAAAGGAAGTCAATCATGGCAAAAAAGATTATCAGTAAAGGATGGAAAGTAGCATCTACACGCAGACATGGGAACATCCCTATGAATTTGCAGTTTTTCGCAGAGGCGGGCGGACCGAGTGCTGGCACTGACCCTACAACTGGAGAAACAGGCAATCAGGATCCGACATCTGGCGGCAGTCCGGCTGGCGGAGAGGGAGATAACGGCAATGCCGGTGGTGGAGAGGTAACAATCGAATCCTTGATGGCGGAACTTACGACTATGAAAACGGAGAATGCCAAGCTGAAAAGCACGAACGACAAATTGTGTCAGTCCGAAGGACAGCTCCGCAAGCAGTTAAGGGCAAAGATGACTGCCGAGGAAGAGGCCGCAGAAATCAAAGCCGAGGAAGAAGCGGCTCACAAGGCTTATGTAACTGGTTTGGAAAAGGAATTGGCAATCATCAAATCTACTGCAAAGTATGTGGAAATGGGATTTGATCCGAAGCTGGCAGCCGAAACCGCAACCGCTGACTATGAGGGCGACAAAGATACTGTCAATGCCAACATCAAAAAGATGATGTCAGATCAGCGCAAGAAGATGGAGGCGGAGCTGAGAGAGAAATTGTTAAAGGATATTCCGGCACCACAGTCTGGCAATCAGGGCAATGTTGACTACTCTAAGCAAATAAATGATGCAATCAGCGCAGGAGATATGCATTCTGCAGCGTTGGCTATATTAACACAGGCTCAATCACAGAGCGTGTAAAACCATAGGAGGTAAAAATCATGGCAACAGCTACAAGTTTCGCAACACCTAATTTTAGCGGCTTGCTCTTTGCTAAAGGACAGGCAGCCACACCGTTCTCAACAATGATTGGTACAAGACCTCTTACTACCAATCACGTTGAGTTTACAACCGGTCAGTTCTACAACACAGAGAAAGGCGAACAGCCTGCAATTTCTGAAATTGCGTCTCTGACTGCACCTGAACCGGAGGTTGTAACCAGAAGTCAGTTGACTAATGTAACCCAGATTTTCATGAAGTCTGTGGCAATCAGCTATGCAAAACAGTCCAACATGGGTACTCTGCAGGGCATTAACGTGTCCGGTCAGCAGCCGAACCCGAACGATGAACTGGCGTTCCAGGTAGAACGCAGAATGGCGAAGATTGCACAGGACATCGAGTACACCTTTATCAACGGTAAGTTCAATAAGGCTACCACTGATTCTGAGGTCAACCAGTCTAGAGGACTTCTGACCGCAATCACATCCAATATCCTTGATATTGATGGCAAGCCTCTTACATACTGGTTGGTTGCAGAGGGATTAAAGAGCATCCACGAACAGGGTGCGGCAACAGACAATATCGTTCTCGGCGTAGACGCAACCACACTGTTGCAGCTTAACTACGATGCCGGAAAGAACAACTACACTATCGTACCGAACAGCAGAGAGGTAAACGGTCTGAAAATTACAACCGTTATCACACCTTTGGGAGAAGTCGGCGTTGCACTGCTTGATTCTCTTCCGGGCAAGGTTGCTACACTGTTCAATCCTACGATTATGGCACCTGTATATCAGCCTGTACCGGGCAAGGGCAACTTCTTCCTTGAATTGCTGTCTAAGACCGGTGCCGGAGAGACATATCAGATTTTCGGTCAGGTAGGTCTCGACCACGGTCCTGAATGGATGAGTGCTAAGTTCACAAACATTTCCAGTGACCTTCCGAGTACACTTGCGGCAAATGCAAGTACAGCAACGGCAGTAGCATCGGGGGAATAACTGGGTATAGCCTGAGTGGTAGTTCCGATTCTTCCTCTGATACAACCGTATATACAGAGGAAGAATTATCCGCTATGACGGTTGCAAATATCAAGTCTTTGGCGAGTGAACGAGGCTATACCATTACAAAGACCACAAAGGCAGATATAATCGCTGAGTTTTTAGCACAGCAGAATGCGTAAAGGAGTGAGGACAGATGAATTTTGAAATTGCTAAGAAAATCGTAAATGATGAAACCTTGGACGATGAGGATTTGTCTGTCTTTATTTTGAAAGCCGAAAGGCTTGCCTTGAATCAATATTTTTGGAAGGCAGACGATAACCCGACGGACGAGCAGAAGCAGGCGTTCCTTGATAAATACGAATTTGAGATTTACGAGCTTGTAAAGGCTCTAAATGCGGACGATGCAAGGGGCGGTCTTGTATCACACACCGAGTTAGGTATTACAAGGCAGTGGGGCGAAACAGGCGAGGTGTCAGTGCAAAAGGCACTAGCCAAAATCCCACGCAAAGCCTATGTGATATAGGGGGTGCGGTATGAGGCTAAAAGATTTGCGTATAAACCAAGTGCCATTTTGGTATCAGATGTACATAGGCGAGGCAGACGAGCTAGATGAGGATGGTTATATGACAGGCAAGACCGTCAGGCAATACTCCAACCCGATAAAGGCTTACGCAAGGATAAGCCCGAACACGGGGCAGTCTGAAAACAACCCCTTTGGAACACTGACTGATTATGACAAGTCCATTTCAACAGTTGTTCGTTTACCAATTGACGAATATTCAAGGCTGTTTATAGATATTGAGCCTGTAATCAATGATGACGGGACAACCAACACAGAGCCTGATTACTACTGTGTTGTACCTAAACATGATTTGCAACAAAATGTTTGGGCTATTAAGAAATATGGAGCGGTGACAAATGGCAACGAGGAAGTTCAAGTGTGATTTATCATATGACGGTTTAGGAAAACTTGCAAATGGGCTTAAAGAATACAGGGACAGCCTAGGCGACAGATGTAACGATATAGTGAGCGAGCTTAAAGATATAGGAGTCCAAAACGCAAAGGCTCTATGTCCTGTTGACACAGGCGAGGCACAAGGATCCATAACAGGCTATGTGGACGAAACAACCCACACAGCGACAATCATAGCAGGAAGCCATTGTATTTACATCGAGTTTGGAACCGGTGTTATCGGAACAGGAAGTTCACACCCCAGTGCGGAATGGATAGCCTTTATGTCATGGGCTTACGGTAGCGGTGGCACGATATTCACAACAAAGGACGGCAGAACCGGGTGGTACTATCCAGCGGATGACGGAACTTACAAATTTACCGAGGGTATGCCGTCAAGACCGTTCATGTATGAAACGGTGCAGTACCTAAAGAAACAATGTTCAAGGGTGGCAAAGGAAGCGTTTAGAAAATGAGTGTAAAAGACAATTTCAACAAATATTACACAGATTTGCTACGTGAGTTGCAAAAAACTTATACATCGCTCAAAGGCGGCACAGTCTATAAGGCAACACCGCCGTCATTTCCATATATATATTTCCAACAAATAGGCGGTGAAACAGCACTTACAACGTTATCGGGTACGGAGGACGGGGTAGACCTTGGAATACAAATTGACTTTTATTCCAAAGCGGACACGCCAAGTGTAAGGTCAATAGCTAATAAGGCAAGAAACATAATGATAGATTATGGATTTACCTGTAATTATTTCAAACCTATTGAGAACACAGGCGATACGTCAATATATCGTTTCGTGGCAAGGCTTGAAAAATTAGAGACATAACAAGCTTAATCTCTTGGGATAGGGTCGCTCCCGAACAGCACAAGCCTAGTGCGTTCCCAAGATTTTAATATACACAGGCAACCTCTTAGGCAAGGGAATACACCATAGGAGGTAAAAAAATCATGGCAAAATGTACTAATAAGACATTCCTGATGATTAAAAAGAAGGGTTCAAGTGATTTTGAGAAGCTTATCGACATCACACAGTACCCCGACTTGGGCGGCACTAAGGAAAAACTTGACGTTACAACTCTTTCAGATACAAAGAAACGTACCATAAACGGTATTGAGGACACGAGCGACCTAGAGTTTTCAGCATGGTATGAGAAAACGGATTATGAAAAACTGCTTGCGCTGGAGACAGCGGATAACGTGGACACCTACCAATTATGGTTTGGTGACAACGGCGAGGACGGTATCTTTGAGTGGGAAGGCAAGATGGCGGTTTACGCATCAAGCGGAAGCTCAAACGCTGCAAGGGAAATGTCATTCTCAATTACAGACGAGGGCGAGGAGGCTTTACATTACGTTAAAGAGCCAACTACGCCGTCAGGTGACTAAATGCAACCATGGGGGTAGGATTCTCCTATCCCCTTAAATAAGAAAGGACAAATAAACGAAAGGACGGTTTATGAGTATGAAGATTAACGGAATTGAGTATGAAAACAAGGAACTGGATTTCACAAACGTGCTATGTGACTTGGAGGACAAGGGAATAGACATTATGGGTATGGCTACAGGCGGACAGATGAAAATTTTCTCACTTGCAAGGGGAATTGTATCTGTTTATACAGGCGAGAAAGACCTTAACGAGTGTGGGAAGATATTATCACAGCATGTCAATAATGGTGGAAACTTGGAAGATATTGTCAATCCATTCGTGGAGGCAATGCACGCAGCGGGTTTTGGAAAAGAGGCAACCGAGGAAAAAACAGCACAGGAGACAGCGGAAGCCGAGAAACAGTCCAAAACAAAATAGATAAATCAGAATATAAGTCGTACCGAGAATTTGTTGAAAAGGTATTAATGCCAAATGCAATGAAGTGTGGTTGCAGTTATGAGCTGTTTATGCACCTCAGCCCACGCAAGCTTGAAGTGTTCTATGAGACACACCGACTAAAGGCAAAGGAACAGCTTGCAAATTTTGACAATCTGGCTTGGATGATAGGTTCGTATGTAAGGACGGCGATTGTATCAAGTCTGAGCGATAAGACCAGTTATCCTGAATATCCTTTGTCCGTGGAACAGACAAACAATACGGTAGAGAATAACAACAAAAATGAAACAATGTCCGACGGACAGAAGTTTGCCTTGTTTATGGTGAAGCACAACAAGGCAAGGAAAAATAAAGCTTGATTTTATGGGAGGATAGGTTGACGAACCGAATAACATTAGTCCGATGTGTGCCTCCCATATTTTCATATAAACGGACTATATATAAGCAGTGGACATGCTTGTTAAGCGAGGTGAGGGAAAATGGCAGACACAGCGATTGACAAGCTGAAAATAGAGATTGAAGCGAGCGCAAGCAAAGCGGAAAACTCCGTTGACAAGTTAATAAAGTATGTGGAGCAGTTGCAACAAGCGGTAGGTAAGATTGACACTTCCCGACTTTACTCGTTAGCAGGCGCGATTACCTCACTTGGTGACGGTTTAAAGAACATGCCTAGTTCATCATCTTTTACAAGTTTAGCAAAAGGCATAGAAAAATTAAAGGGCATAGACACATCGGGTATAGACAGCGTCGCTAGGAGTGTTAGCAGCCTTACAGACGCAAGACCTGAAAGTTTGGAAGATTTGGCAATAGGCGTTATGGATTTGTCACAGGCTATGAGAAATTTACCGTCTACACAGTCATACAACAGGCTTGTAACAGGAATTAATACGCTGAACAATGCTAATTTTTCAAACTTAGGCAATTTGGCAAACACTGTGGGAAACCTTGCAAACAGCTTGTCTGGATTAAACAATGTTGCGGGAAGTATTACCGGCTTTGTTAATGCGGTTAATAATGCATCGGGTGCAATGGGGAACTTTATAAATAATGCACAGACATTTGCGAATGCTACCCAGCAGGTACACCAAGCCGCCAACAATGCAGGCAACGCTACAAACGGATTACAAAATGCACTACTCAATCTGCGTGCCTTTATGAATACTCTGAATTTTGGAAGATTGAGTAACGGATTGAGAAGCCTTTCTAATTCCTGTGACAATGTTATAGAGCGTTTGGAAAATTTCAAGCAGGGGATTTCAGGTATACTCAGCGGTTTAAAAACGCTGGATTCATTTATTCCTAATTTGACTAAAAAGATAAGCTCATTCTTTAAGTCACTTGGTAATTCAAATACAATGTTCGGAAAGTTTGAAAGGGGCACAAAAAGCCTTGGGAAAGCCTTGGAAACATTAAATACAAAGTTAGGCAAGGTTACAAGACTTTTCACGTTCATGCTTTTAAGAAAAGGCATAACAGCAATCTTTTCACAGTTGGGTACTGCGTTTCAGCACTTGGCAAAAAAGAGTGAAGAATTTAATGCAAATATATCAGCGTTAATATCAGCGTGCAGTAATTTCTCACATCAAGTGGCATCATTGGTAGGAACATTGTTGGATATTTTCGGGCCGGCGTTGACTTACATTATCAATCTGCTTTCTACGGCAGTTTCATATATTAACCAATTTCTATCTGCGTTGACAGGGAAAACGGCTTTTGTACAGGCTAAGAAGGTGGCTACGGATTATGCAGACAGCTTGGATAAAGCATCTAAAGCGGCAAAATCAATGCTTGCAGGAATAGATGAGCTTAATGTCATTAACACAAGCTCTGGTTCAAGCAGTAGTAGTTCTGACTTGGAAGATTGCTATGAGGAACTGGAGATCAATTCAAAGATACTTGATTTAGCGGAACAGTTCAAAAATATAATGTCCGACATATTCACACCGTTTAAGAAGTCATGGGACGAAAACGGTAAGTATGTCATGGATTCGTGGAAATACGCCTTTAACGAGATTAAAGACCTTGCTAAATCAGTGGCAAGTGACTTTATGGAGGTGTGGAAACAACCCGAAACCACGGCAATATTAAACGACATGTCACATATCATAGGCGACATAGGGCAGATAGTCGGCAACCTGGCAGGCAATTTTAAACTTGCATGGGACGAGAACGAAACAGGTCTACATATCCTTGAAAATATAAGGGACATCATAGGTGTAATCGTAAGTAACATACATGGTGCGGTGGAGGCTACTGTAGAGTGGTCTAAGAATTTGGACTTTAGCCCATTACTTCAAAAAATAGAGGAATGGACAAGCACATTAGTACCAGTATTTGAATTTTTAAGCGGCACAATATCAGATTTCTATACTACGGTTTTACTGCCTTTAGGCAAGTGGGTATTAGAAGAAGGACTCCCCGACCTACTGCAAGTGTTTATCGACTTCAACAATGAGGTTAACTGGGAGGAGTTAAAAACTAACTTACAGACATTTTGGGAGCATTTGGAACCGTTTGCGGAAACTGTAGGTGAAGGATTGGTACTGTTTGTTCAGGATATTGCAGATGCATTAAAGGATTTCCTCAACAGTGAGAAATTCGTTAAATTCCTAGAAGATGTAGAAGCATGGATGGACGATGCACAGCCGGAGGATATAGCTGATGCACTTGAAAAGCTTGCAAAGGCTATAATTGCAGTTAAACTAGCCGTTATTGGATTTACAGCTTTATCTGGTGCAGTGACGGTCATTGAAACACTTACGAAAGTACTAAAAGGGCTTGCCTTTGTAGGTTCGAAATTATCTGGGCTTGCAGGGACAATATCTGAAATTATAGCTGGTTTTGGCGGTATAGGGGGATTCCTTACAGCCGACATAGGCACGACATTAGGGACAGGAACGGCGGCAGAGATAGGGCTTACGATAGGCACTGGCATAATAGGCGGCATAGCTGCGGCTTTTGCAGGTTTTGAGTTAGGAAAATTTCTAGGAGAACACTTATTCCCTGATGATGCTAGTTGGTATGAGGATTTTCATTGGTTCAGCGAGGGCGGATTTTTTGACACAATATCGTCAGACTGGGGAACTGCCCTTGACGCTCTTGGAGATATGATTTGGGACGGCTTCCTGTCAATATTCAATTTTGACATGACACAGGAACTGTTTTCAGTAGCGGGCGACTTCTTTTCGGACATAACTGACGCATTCGGCGAAAATGACTGGGGAAGGATTGGAGCGGATATCCTGAACGGTATCATTGCAGGGCTTTTAGGTGCATTAAGTCTTCTTACGGAACCATTCATAGACCTGTTTAATGCAATTGTTGACGGAATATGTGCAATATTTGGCATACATTCACCAGCGAAAGAAACGGAATTTATAGGGGAAAACATACTTCTTGGCATTATTGAAGGATTTAAAGAAAAATATGATACATGCAAGGAAACAATTACTGAATGGGCTGGAAAAGTCAAAGACTGGTTTACAGGCGGTGACGGAAGCGGAAACATTTTTGAAAAGTTCAAGGGATTTGCTGGGGATATTGTTTCAGGGTTCAAGGACAAAGTCAAGGACAAGTATGTCACGGTCAAGGACAATGTGACTGAATGGGCATCCAGTGTCAAGACATGGTTCACCGGCGGAGATGGTAAAGGCAATATTATTGAGAAATTCAAAGGTTTTGCTGGAAGCATTATCAGCGGATTCAAAGGGAATATTTCCGACAATTACACAAGATGCCGTACCACCTTATCGACATGGGCAAGTGACGTAAAAAATGCGTTTGAGGGAAGCGGAGAAAATAAGTTGTCGGAACGGTTTAAAACAATAGCATCAGACGTGGTTAGCGGCTTTACAGGGGGTATTATTGATTTCCTGAAGGATTCTATTGAGACTGTAAAAGGATGGGCGGAAAGCGTTGTCTCCGCTGTTAAAAATGCGCTAGGAATACATTCACCGTCAAAGGTATTCGCAGAGCTGGGTGATTATACAGTTGCAGGGTTCAATGACGGACTTGAAAAGGCAGGTGCAACCACAAATGGCGTTATGCAGGAATGGATTGAGTCATTCTCTAACATGACTGTTAACGTGGGTGTGGGGCTTGATGTTGACGATAGTGAGTTAAGCAAACTAAGGAAAGACTACAATATCAACGGTCAAATGGACATTAATGCAATGGCAGACTACCTCAATGCAAATCTGCTTAACGGTAACGACAACTACGAACAGATGAACCTAATGCGTGAACAGAACGAATTGTTGCGACAGATACTAGAGAAGGACTTATCCGTATCCGGTGATGACGTATTTAAGGTTGTGCGCAAAAAGGCAAACGAATACTACAGGGCGAACCGCAAGTTTGCATTTGATATTTAAGAGGAGGTGGGAGCATGGCGTATTCGGATTATCTTATAAGAGTGGGCGATTATACCATTCCCACTTCTTTTATACAATACAAGACGTATAAGACAAGGCTTGCAGTCGTGGATGTTGACAGTTACCGTGATGCGGACGTTGTGGCACACAGATTCGCTTCCGAGCATACGCTTAACAAGGTGGAGTTCAGCACAATCTACCTTACAGGTGAGAGAATGGACGAACTAATGTCGAATATCCGCAGGAACTACACAGTAGCAAAGGAGCGCAAGGCTATGGTTACAGTATACGTGCCGGAGTTAAGCAAACATATGACACAGGACATGTACCTTGCGGACCCAGAGTTTACAATTTACACAGTGGCTAATGGCAGGATTTTATATATGCCTACAAAGCTATCATTTACGGCATATTAAGGCGGTGGAGAAATGATAGATTACAAATATGCTGACTTATTCAAGCAAGATTCAAATAAACAATTGCAGATAGAGTTTGATGATATTACTATAACCAATACTGACATTTACAGCGAACAGTTTGAATTAAATGAAGCTATATGCAGTGAGAGCGAGCTTAAATTTGGGTGCTGTGAGACAAGCACATTGAAATTCAAGGTGTCAAGCATTTATACGAGTCTTAAGGGAAAGTGGGTTACGGTAAAGGAGATACTTGACGGTAACAGTGACGAGCCTTTCCAATTTGGTAGATACAAGGTCGATTCCGAAAAATTATCGGGCGACAGGCGTTATAGGGATATAGTTGCTTATGATGCAATGTACGACATACTTGAAGCAGAGGTGTCGGACTGGTACAACACAATATTGCCCGACTCGAACAGCAAGGTTACCATGAAACAATTCCGCAATAGCTTTTTTGACTATTTTGGCATTGAGCAGGAAGATGTATCGCTCCCAAACGATGACAACATGATCGTTGAAAGAACAATATCTCCATCAGAATTAAGCGGAAAAACAGTAATTACTGCTATATGTGAGATTAACGGCTGTTTCGGTCACATGGGGCGAGACGGAAAGTTCCAATACATTTTTCTAAAAGAGATTATAGACGGTCTTTATCCGTCAGACACACTTTACCCAAGGGATGACTTATACCCAAGGGACGAGGTGGGTACAGCAAAGATAAGCAATGGCAACTACATATCAGTCGAGTATGAGGATTTCGACACGCAGAAAATAACGAAATTGCAGATACGGCAAGAAGAGAACGACATAGGGTGCGTAGTAGGCACAGACGGAAACTGCTACATCATTGAGAACAATTTCTTAGTTTACGGCATGGGTGCAGACGAGCTGGAGAAAGTGGCAAAAAATGTGTTCGAGGTAATCAAGGCTGTGTGGTACAAGCCTGCAACCATTGAAGCCACAGGAAACCCATGTTTGGAAGTCGGTGACGGAATAAGGCTTATAGCCCCGAATGACATCATATATACCTACATTCTGAAACGAACTTTAAAGGGTATATTGTCACACAGAGACGAATACGTAAGCGAGGGCGTTGAAACCTACAGCGAGGACGCAAACGGTGTCAATAGCAGTATTATACAGCTTAAGGGCAAGACTAACGTGCTTGAGCGGACTGTGGAGGAAACGAAAAGCACTATTACGGATGTCGAAAAGGGCTTGCAGACACAGATAACGCAGACGGC